TTTTTTTTTCATCATCCTAGGGAAAACCATGTTTATATTTTCAACTCATTATTTATAGGGGGAATGGTTATGGAATTTTTATATGAACCAACGGATTACTATAAAACGGTTCGAAATCTTGATATACCAAGTCAATGGAAAAAGTATACTGGCTGGTATTTAAGTCGAATGCGAGATATCCCAAGAGATAAAGCAGAAGCGTTTTTAGATTGGGGTGTTAAGAATGGTAAGATCGATTTTAATGATCCTATCATGAAGATCTTTAGACGTGATGACATGAGTGACCGTTTTAAAGATACTTGTACATTAACTGAATTCTTAAAAGAGGTAGAAGAACGCAACCTTATTATGGCACCGACGTTAACTTGTTATGCGCCAACAGAAGAACAGGTGAGTGAAGTGAGTGGTTATACTGAGGTAAAATACTACGAGCGTGCTCGTACTAAAAAAGAATCTCAGATTGCGAAGAGTTACGGTCGGATGGATGAGGCCGTAACTAAGAACAACAAACAGAATAAACTTAAAGAAGATATTAACAGTATCTCTGGTTTATTAACGATTGGGAGTACACCACTTGCTAACCGAAGTGGTCACTCTACGTTAACATCAGTTTGTCGTACGGCAACAGCATTTACGAATGCTTCTACTGAACGTTTCTTTATGGGTAGACGTCACTTCTACAGTGGCCCTATTGTACTGGAGAACATCGTAACGGTTTTAGCTGAAGTGGATTACGATGAAGCGAAACGATTAATCGATAAATATAATCTTCATTACATCACCGTAGATGAATTATTCGAAATGGTGAAATACAATACGGATACTTACTACAAGTCTCAGTATTGGGATAAGAAGATTTATGAGTTCATTGAGAAATTAACGGATCTTGAAAGAACGATCTATCTTTATATGGGTGATTTATTTCATCTTAAGAAATATAACGATAGTTTTGTTCGTGGGATGTTTGATAAGATCTTAGCTTTCAAAGATAAAGAACCTTTAAGCTTTGAAGAGACTCAAGCTGAACTTAAGTTGATTGATGAGTTCTATGAACCGTTGGTGACGATTACAGTTTCTCATTACCTTGATGGTAAAGGGATTAAAGATAAAACACACGAAGATAAAGATTACTATGGTTATATTGGTGCTTATGCAAGACACATGCGTAATGCCTTATATGAATATAGTGATTATTTCAAATTCTTCATGGTGAATAAATTTATTCCAGCTGAGACAGCGTTATTCCCATCTGTTATTCGTAAGAGTGTATTAGGTGGTGATACTGACTCGGTATTGTATACTGTAATGCAATGGGTAGAGTGGTACAGTGGGACTATCGTGGTAAACAGTGAGACGAAGTTACCGGGTTGTTTGTGTGTATATTTAATTAACGTGATTACTCGTCATATTCTTGCGATGGCTGCGGGTCAGATGGGTGTCGCGAAGAAATACATTCACAACCTGAAAATGAAGTCTGAGTATTACTTCGATGTATTCATGCCAACCAACCGTACTAAACACTATCTTTCTATTGCAAGTATCCAAGAAGGGATGGCATTAAAACATCTTGAGGAAGAATTGAAAGGGGTTGCATTAAAGAACTCTAAAGCACCACCTGAATTGATTAAGTTATTCCATGATGAAGCAGTTGGAATTATGGAATCGATTAGTCGTGGTGAGAAGGTTCATGTTAATCAGCTCTTTGATAAGATCGCTCAAGAAGAAGCTAATATCTTCCATTCTATTATGCGTGGGGATAGTCGTTTCTTAACAAGCTGTACGGTGAAAGCTAAAGAAGCTTACGTGAATCCAATGAGTAGTGAATACTTCTACTATGAATTATGGCAACATGTTTTTGCTGATAAATACGGTGAATGTCCAGCTCCTCCATTTGTTGGAGTTCGTATTAAAATGAACCTTCCAAATAGAACGGCGTTAGATCTTTGGTTAAATAATATCAAAGATGAAAACATTCGTAAGAAGTATATCGACTTCATGGAGCTACACGATAAGAAATCTGTTGCTTCTGTTATTCTTCCTGCTGATGTGGTGGCAAATATCGGTATCCCTGAGGAGTTCCGACCAGCTTTAAATACCCGTAAAATGATCTTCTCTTGTTTAGAGCCGTTCTATATCTTACTTGAAGTATTTGGGGAATATCGTGTTAATCGTTGGTTGACATCTATGGTGTTAGATGAAAGACCGGATTTAATCGAACCACAGTTCTTAGCAGACTGGCGTGCCGATAAAGACGATACACTTGATGCGATTAGACGGAGTACGAAAGGTCAGGGTGAGGAATATGAATCGTGGGATAAAAAATTCTACATCGAAGAGGAACAATCTGATGAGTCGGAGGATGTAGAAAACGATTCAGATGAATAAAGGGCTTTAAATAGCCCTCAATCGACGTATAAGACGATTTTCATGTATAACATGAAGAATCGCATTGACTAATGATGATAATGGCTCTGTGGTCGATTCAGAGCCATTTGACTAAACTAGAAGGAAGCTTATTATGGCTACTATTACATGGCAACAAGACAACTGTCGTATCGTTAGACTTGACGTAGGTGATATATACACCAACGAACGGGGATTTAGATTTCCTGTTCTTGTTAAGCAGTATTTATTACTGGCTGGAACAGTAAAGATGAATATCACCCAATGCAATGAGGGTGGCAATCATGTTCATGTCCTAATTCCATCTAACATTAAGCACGATGTTATCCCTGTCGTACTCAATGCATATAAGCCATGCCCAAGTGAGTGGTGGGATGTAATCTGCGATAAAATTAATCCGAATAATAGAGTTCCTGATATCAAGGAAATTGAGTATGCAGTGGACCAGCCGCAATTATCAGTTATTGATGAACCAATGTTTACGCTCAAAGATATTATTCTTACCGGTCTCACTGTTGCAGCAGCAGTCTTTGGTATCATGAGATAAGGATAAATAAAATGGCAATTAGTATTTTCACTAACCGCGACTGCCAGATCCTTCAGCTAGGAAAGGGTGATACTGTAAAACTTGGCAACAACACTCTTGTTGTTGCTGAAGGGATCAAATATCTCTTGACAGTTGGATATCATGTCAGAATTATTATAGATGATCATAAAGATATCGTTGGTATCAGTAAAATCGATAAGAACTCTGAAACAGCGACTTATTCCATTGAGTCAGAACCCGATCCAGAAGTATGGGGTACATTAATGGACAATCACCTCAGCCTAATAACTGGAAGTGTCCACTATACCTATAGAACAGATATCATGGATCGTATCCTTAATACTTATGCAAAAGGTGAGTTTCCTACACTGAGAGGATTCTTATTTGGAATGATAGCGGGTATTCTTGTTACAATCCTTATTTATTCCTTAACTTATTAAAATCGGAGCACAATTATGGCAAGCACAAAATTATCAAGCAAACACAAGTGGTGGATCATTAAACTTAGTAAAGGTGAACTACTTTATCGTAACAAGAACAATGCAGTTTATGCAGGAAGTGATGTAGTAAATGGCGTTGTTCGAAAAGATGGTTATCTTCTTGTGATTGATCACGATGAAGTTTATATTAACCAACGTGAATATAATACTGATGTAATCGATGTTCATACTAAATCAAAAGAGAAACGCAGTAAAAATGCAGTATTTTATTTTGATGAAGTACCTGATGCAGAAAAATGGCAGAAGTACATTCATAAGCATCTTAATGCGATAAGTGAAGCTAACCCAAAACTAAGTTCTAAAGATCTTGAGTATCCATCGATCAGTGACATTAAAATTGCAATTGGCCAGAAGACCCCAGAAAAAATTGAGTATGATCCTTTTGATGGTTGCCCTAAACCACTTAAATATGCTGTGGTTGGTATCGCAGCTTTATTAGGTGTAGTACTGGGTTAATAGATATTCGGACAAAAGTAAGAGGCATCTTTACGATGCCTCTGATTATGTTTGGATTACCACTTAGTATGCCAATTTGGCTCGGCAGATTCCATTGATACTTTTGTGCGTTCAACTGGTTCGCCTGAAGCTTTAAGGATTTCCTTAGCTTGTTCGATGATACCAGATGATTCCATACCAAGACCGACAGGCATTGCTGCAATATGGCGAAGCATTGCTGGGTCTACGGTAGCGGTATAAGACTCAAGGGATGGTGAGTTGTATTTATTGGCTTTCTCTAAACCTGGCTCACCTACGCAGTCCCACGTGATGATAGAAGTCGTATACTTCTCAAGACGACCATTTTGGAAACGGTCTTTCGTAAAGCTACGAACTGAGAAGCAAACGTTCATATCTGGGTCTGCGAATTTTTGAAGGAGTACGTCGCGATATGGACCAGATGGTTTTACTTTACCACGGATACCAATATAGCGATTACCTTTAGCATCTTTTAAAGTTGTATCGATTACCACTTCTTTGATTGTGTGCGATTCGAATTTTTCATCGATACGCATCACACGTGCTACGTACTGTTCTTGAGTCTGACCTGGTTCAGGCATCGGGTGACCTAATTCACCGATCAAACAACCCTTACGTAAACGGCGAGCAAAGATACTATCACCGTTTAAAAGTTGTTGAACTGGATCTTGCTTATAGACGGCACCATAGCTATTTGGGTATTCTAATGCACCCAAAATCACATCATACCAGCCTTGTGCATCAGGTTTCAATGTTCCTGCTTTATTCACACCAAGTAGTACTTCTGAGTTTAGTTTAATTTGACTCATGAGTATTTCCTACTTTCTTATTCTTTAATAAAGGCGTTTATTAGAGATCGATTCGATTCGTCTTCCTTCATGGAAGAGGAACTCATCTTTCGTTATCTTTTCCACTTTGATATTATCACCTATTTTAGGGATAAAATCATACCCACCGATATCAAGTAAATTAATCCGATAATAACCCGGTTCGAGATCAAGTCCTTTAATAAATTTCGTCTTACTATCTAAGATGAAATACCACGTATAGTTATAGATCGACCCATTACGTAAAAGATCAATACCGATATTAGATAAGAATCCTTTACCGATAATACTACCAGTATATTCACGGGTTTTCACGCTTGATGCAATCAACCAATGTTCATCAGTATAATTGACATCAGGTACAAGATCTTTTGATGGTTTAACGGCAAGATCATAATCCATATTATAAATAAAGATAGTATTATCTCTTTTACTATCAAAAGCATTAATAAGATACCCACGTCCGATGTCACCAAAACCAAGCATACAACCTAGTATACTTGATGAGGTAGAGGTACGGGGGATCGCTCTTGATTCACCACTGACTAACTTAGTCGAGAAACGAGGAACGAAAGATTTGATCTTATCGTCAAAGGAGATATGATAGAGTGGGGTATTTTCGCTACCCTTGATGATGATCGCCATCTTGGAGAACTCGTCTCCATAAGCGATTCTGAGGCTCTCTACGAGCGATTCATATTCAGTCATCTCTCTATCCTCAACTTCTCAGTACTTTTTCGATACGAGTCATTTTCTTAGACTTATCCGCAAGTGCAGAAGTGAGTCCTTCCTCGAAATAAGAACCCATTAACTTACTATAGGTATCCACACTACCTAAAGATACATTTCGAAGTGGTACCCAAGATGGTGGATTAGTTTTGATATCATCCATGGATTTTAATTTATCACGATACATGAACTTGTCATTCTTCGGATCACGTGCAATGTTAGCCAGTAACATCTCAAGTACCTGAGGAATATCGATCAAGTTCTGACCGATGTAGTAACTATCCTTACTGTAGATATTTAAAATATCAAGATAGCTGAGATACCACGGAATACGTGCTAGCTCAACAAAATAGTTATACATGAAGTAGTCTAATGTTTCATCCTTAACGATATTTGTATTAAGGACTAATGTATCGTAAGCGTCCAACGAAAGTACTCGATAAACATCATCTTGATAAGTGAATTGTTTCATCTCAGCAATGGGAATTGTGATCATCCCTGGGATGGACAAGACAGCATATTTATTCGTTTGTGGATCGACTAAGGCAACGATACCAAGTACCGTTAAATCTTGGTCAAGTTTAGCGAGCTTTTTCGTTAGATAGTTTTCTGGATAGATAACATCAAGCGGTTTCTTAACGATGATACGATCGTCTTTTGTTTCTTCTAGTAACCCTAAGATATATTTAGGATCACGAGTTAAAACCGATGATAGGGAGATATCATCGGTGATATCATTATAATTCATAGATAGATATCTCCTCTATTTTTATTCTGTTTTATCACTGTACTTAAGACGTCTGACTGCTTTTGAGTAAACACGGTATACACCATGGATACCACGAACAAGACTGACACTGACATCACTGATCGTTACTTTAAATACATCAGATATCAAACGTTTCATATTACGCAGATGATCACGGTTTAAGAAACTTTCATCAATCCAATCATCAATATCAGAAAGACATTTCAATGATAGATCAATATTTCGTTCAATGAACTTACTTGATGGACCAGTGATTTCATAACGCTTCATGATTTCAATTAAATAATTGATATCATCTTCAGCAACATGGGCCTGATAGGCAAATGGCATCAGCGTTTTACTTTCTGCGATCTCATCATGGATAACACCAAACTCGTTATTGTGGTATACGAATCGAGTTGGTTTAGAACCAAACAGCATATAGGTATCATCCATCGCCGCTGACATCATTTGAGCAACACCATGATCAGTCATAAGCTCAATGTTTCTTGCTTGTCTTAAAAAGTCGATCATACGTAGGGTTGCAGTTGCATAAGCATCATAACCATTTCGTAGATCTTTTGCAGTATATTCCGCTTTCTTCCCGTCGGTTGTCTTAACTTCAACATTCCAGCCAAGTTTCGTGAGTTTCTTCAGTTCAAGGAAAGAGAAGGTGATCTCACGTGACTTACGGATATCACCAATAAGATCCGTAAGATCTTTAATCGTCACCCCTACACCAAGTTTAGCGAAGAGTGCTTTGATTGTTTGCTTAATGTTCTCAAGGAATCGTTTTAACAGCGCAATGATATTTCTGCCGAAATTCTTAAGACTTTCGCTCATGCTTTCATTGGAAATGTCAACATCAAGTTCAGTTACAGACTCAAGTGCAATGGTCGTATTATCAATGAAGTGGTCAAGTGATGTCACCTGACCAGCCCAATTACACTTTCTTAAACTAGTCATGATAATTATCCTAGTTTAGTTCTCACTGTTGCGTTAGCTAAGATTTCTTTGACTAACTCATCTACAGCTACGGCGAATGTTGCAACTTGTGGATCTTCTTCACCAGTTGCTTTCATTTGTTGTTCTACTTTACGGTAGAATGCACCTAAGGTGTAATGTGATAAACCGATATCTAAGATCAACGCTTTAGTGAAGTCGTAGATATTGTCGTAACCTTGCGTTGGGGCAAGTGATTTTAAGATACGGCCAGATAGGTCACTATAAGAGAAACCAGTTTCTGGGATCACGGTACCTGGTTGTACAAATAACGCAACGAAATCAGAAGGTTCTTTCTTAAGTTCTTCAATGAACACTTGTGGGAACAAACGGATGTAGTTTGAACGGAACGCGGCTTTTACTGCGTTGATTTGTTCATTGTAAGCACGGTTGAATTCATTTGCATAGCGCTCAGTATTTTCAAGTAAGTCATTAATATTACCTGTTGAGCCTAATGCTACTGCACCTAATACCGCATCTGCATTACCACCTTGTTCAAGGTATTTTTCGTAGTTCGTTTTATAGACGTAAATCACGTTAGTGTTTTCATCTTTAAATGCTACGACTTGACCACCTTGATCAACTAAGTTGATTTGGTTGACGTAACGGTTTAATAAACCACCAAGTTGTGCAAATGTTTCAGATAAGTAATTACGATATTGAACAAGTGGAATGTTTACAGTGCCATCGATAACATCGTTAGCTAATAATGAAGCATGGATGAAATATAATACTACGATTTCATCAACTAATTCACTTTGTTGTGCCGCACGTAAACCTGTTGGGACGATATTGCCATTTACAAGGTAACGAGTATAAACATCCGTTAACCAGTTAGATGGATGACGTGCAATCATATCCACTAATGCATCATCCAATGAAGTATTACCTGATTTTAGAAGACCTACGATATCATCTTCATTACGATCCATAAAACCAGATTGGATAGTCACATTTTGAATCTGTGAATTTGCAAGTGGTGCATGACGTTGGATGTATTCTAAGAAGGTTTTGGTTTTGTAAATATCAGCAAACTCAATTTCTTGAATATCAGATACTTTATAGAAGCCTTCGTTATATTGAGCGCGGATACCGCCTGCTACACGACTGATAAACGGTAACACTTGGTTACGTAATACATCAAGACGTTGTAACAATGGTTTTGCATAAATTTCAGCAACCGCTTCTAAATGTTGGCCATGACCTGATTGACGTTGGTAGTCTTTTAATTGGTTTGCATCTAATGAAACCGCAACACCGTTTTCTTCGATAAGACCTGGCATCGTACGACCCAATAAATCTTGGAATGTACCCGCTTGGTTAAATACCACCGCTGTACCTTGACGAGAGAACTCTTCGGTTAAATCGTCTGCTAACTGTTTTGAATAACTTGTTAACATCTTACGCGTTCTCCTCTACTGGGCACACATCAAGGTTGTTCTTGATAGCAAGTGCAACTGTTTCTTGGATACGACGTTCAGTGTAATCACCATCTGGGCATCCGTCTGAATTTGGAGCAGGTTCAGGTAACTTTACACCATTCCCCTCTACCTTATACATTACAGCCGTCACTAACTCAATAATGTTAGCGAGTGTGTAACGTGTGGATTCTAATTTGTTTACCATTGTTTTATAACCTTATTGATCAGTTAAGATTAATGTTTTTACTACATTCGAATGTGGTCTCTTAAGAGACCGGCTAAGTGTCGACATAAAAGCGGGGAGGGTTGAACCCTCCCCTATGTCTTTCAACAACTTGTTCTAAGTGTTATTTGTTATCGTACGCATCTAACGCTCGTTGTGTCACTAACTGCAAGAGTGTAGCAGTAGTTCCGATTAACTCTGGGGAACCCACAATACGATCCGAGATAGAAGCATAACCAAACATAGCGTGAATCGGTAATCCTGACTCGGTTTCATTCTTACCAGTAAACACACGACCTGTAACAGATTTAAGCTGATTGCAACGTTGTATTCACGTAGGTCGTTAATCTACGCAGTTCTCTTATGAACTTCCCAACCTTTCGATTGGATACTAGACTATATCAGTACGAATATCTTCGCACCCTCCTATTTCCATTTAAACGATTTACTTACTCGCTCAAAGTAATACGTACCACTTGGCTGTAATGGGCGTAACCCCAATAGTCGTTGAACTCTCCTCCCAGTGGGAGTTTCAGCTGCGGATTATCCATTGTTCATCTTGAATTCTTTTACTTTACCCAAGGCATTACCCTTAGCCATCACTTCTATTGCTAGAGTGACTTAGTGATCCAAGCTTTAGGACTTCCCCGTCAATTAATGGAGGTTTCCAGCTACTACAGTAACTGGGGCTAATAATTTAACCACGAGCTTATCACCACTTGAAAACCCTAGGTCAGTTTCGATGTAGATACGGATACCTACTTGACCTTCTAGGACTTCTTGTGATTTCAGTTTTAATGGCTCATCGATCTGTCCTGTCATATGACGTTTATCGGATAACTTCATCTTCGTTCCACTGAAACGATATTTCATGATCTGGTTCACCACCTCTTTAATTGAAGGTGAAAGATCATCTTCATCGCAGTAGTAGAAGCAATCGATCTTAATCACTTTACCTTTATATTTTGCTTTAGGCGAAATCTGAGAAAGTCGTTTTAAAATATCTAAACTACTTCCACTGAAATACCCCGCATCAGTAAAGGCTTGGTCTTCGATCAATACCAAACTATCATCGATATCCACTTCATCATTTAATTTAACCATGTTACGTAAATTATCCGTTGCATTCACAACAATAACGCGTTCTTTTACGACTGATGACTTGAGCTGTTTTGCAAAATCCATCGATACGGCTGAAGAGTCTTCAAAAGTATCATTTGATTCCACTAACATGACTCGTGCGTAAGTTTTATCGCACAAGATCACTTGAGTAGGACAAAGGACATCTCGTTGGAAGAAAGCCTGGTTGAATACCAACACTTCGCCCTTCTTGAATTTATACCCTACATCGCGATCGCATTTGATATCATGGCGGAAGTAACTTCCTTTTGATGAAGCAATCGTTACACCAATCTCAACCATCTCTTCACCGAGGTCATCTTGGTTATAAGAAATAAGAACATATTTCGGTCCTTTCTCTTTAATAACCCCATCCCCTTTTGCTACGTAAGCAAACTTCTCATCGACACGATGAGCGAGAACATTTTCATATCCAGTTCTTACGCAAGGTGGCATTGCACCCCTAATTGGGATACGGTGAGAGCTCTGAATCCCACTAAATCCGACCCTTTTCTGTTGTGAATATTGTCCTTGTAATCAGCTAGCACTTAATATATGTTACTTAAACTTAACTGATTGTTTAAAGGAATTTGATATGAAAAAATTACTTAATACATTTAACAGCAAAGACTTGGCGGAAGTCAGTACCGTTCCTAGTTTCTATCATATACCAGGTACAATAAGATACGCACTCGATAAAGATGGTCGAGTGTACTCACTGATAAGAAATCGTATCTTGCCAGAAAATAAGATTAATAAGTCTGTTAGATATAAGACTATTAATTTATCCCATGAATCTGGCTATCGTATTTCCTTCCCTGCTCATCGATTGCTTGCTCTCATGTTCCTCAATGATGGAACTGATAAAAGTAAAATGCAGGTAGATCACATCGATGGAAACCGTTTCAATAACAAGCTCGATAATCTTGAATGGGTTACCCCATCTGAGAATGTACTTCGCTCATTTAGATTAGGTCTACGTGATAACAGTGCAGTGTCTGTTGTTGTTTACAATCCCAAGACTAAAGAAAAGAAAGTATTCTGTAGTCTGGGTGAAGCTGAACTGGATCTCCAGTTACACTACTCTACAATCTCGTCTCGTTGTAAGCACGAGGGTAAACGCATATACCCAGATGGTTATCAATACATGTTTGGTGATAAGAATACTGTATTTCCGGATATCAATGAAATAACCGATAAATATGGTCCCGATGCACCCGTAGTAACTCGAAATGCTTTAACTGGAGAAATACTCCATTTTAAAACATCCAAGGATGCATGTATTGCACATTCTTACTCACCAGCTATGATGAGTACGTATTTAAATGATGATCGACAATTACTAACTGAAGATCTTATTCAGATCAAGCCAGATGATGAAACACCATGGCGTGAAATAAAAGATCCTTATCTTGATCTCAAAGAGACAAGTCAGTACCAACCTGTTACAATCACTGATGTGGTGACGGGTAAACAGCACCATTTTGTATCGGCAAAACGAGCCGCTGACTTTGTTAACATCTTAGATACCACACTTCACTGGAGATTAATCAATAAAGATGCAGGTAAGAAGGTATATCAACCTGGTTATACATTTAAATATTACGATGGGAAGTGATAGGGCTTCCCTGGGGTTTATGTTGTTAATTTTCAGTATTAAGTAATTTCCTATTCCTATGGGACAAGTATTCAAGTGGACTATATCTTATCTAGAATAATCTAGATCCTTCCGTTTCGGTACTTGTACTGGATGTACGTTCCCTACTCTACTTGTTTATTCGTTTAGATGTATCTAAACTATACTTTCGATAGTCTCTGCTCCTTCTTCCCTTTATACGGATGATAAAGTAGGAAGCTTGGATCAGGATTGTATCCTGGTTATATACTTCTCTTTCTTGTTACTATACCTAAGTGATTAGCTTAGCCACTTACCTATTACTAGAGTAAGTTTAGTAAAAGAGAAGACTAGATAGTTTCCCTGAGTTAGAAAGGTTTAACGACAACCAGAAGATCGTCGTGAGTACTAAATGGCGACAATAAAACAGGTGTTGAGAAGAGCTGTGAAGCATCTAACTCTTGTCCTGGTTTATGTTTACCAGCAGTACCCAATTTCGTGTCGAATCGTGGGTTGGCAGCAAGGAATGTAGTAATCCCTACATCAGAGCTGTCTACGGTGGCTTCAGAGATCACACCCATATCACTATCGCTATATGTACGAGTACGTTTTACCATAGAGCGTTTAGAGCGACCACCTTCACCGGTAAATGTGACGTTTTCTTTTTCTTTCACATTTTGGATTGGGTTGATATCATCGATGATCTCCATAGATGGATCTTTAGAGAGCATGATCATGACATCATTTGGTGGCATATCAAAACGACGTTTGGTTGTGATAGGTTTGGACTTAAATAGACGCATGTGATTTACAAAGGTGGAATATACTGCACCTGCAATACGTTCGTATCCTTTGATCACCATGTCATCCATATTGATCTCATCTACGTAATGAGAGGTCGAAAGAAGTTCTACTGCTCGGATATAGAGTGGAACCATTTCAGTGGGTTCTTTCATGTATTCAAGCATCTCACGAGAACTATCATCGATAAAGAGGTCTTGGATAAGATCTAACTCACGTTCATATCTCACCGCTACGCCATCTTCATGTAGGATAGCACCGTATACTTCTTTGGTATCGAAATCAAGTGCACTGTATTGTTTTAAATAACGTGCATAGTAGTTCATCCCTGAGATAAGTAACTTATCACGAGTGGACATGATTGATTTATCAAATACCCATTTCTCATCAGCAAATCGAATAATCAGTTGCTTACTGTTACGTTCGATTTGTTTACCTGCTTCATATTTCTCTACAGGTAGTCTTAACATTTCAACTAGACGTGCAAAACCGAGTTCACGTGCTAGGATGAAACCGACTGGCATCAATACACCTAAGATTTTTACTTCAGCATACTCATCTGGTGCTTCAAGTAAATCCATCGAGAAGACTTCACTTACATCAGTTGGTTTATTTTTCACCAACCATGTATCGTCTTTTGGATTATACTGAACATGTTTACCAAATGATAAGATACCATTTTTATCCTGAGTGATCTTCGTAAAGTCAATCGTGTAGAATAGTTTCTTGTGATGGAAACCACGGTAACGAGACATCAGTGCTTGAATGATACGAGGAAGATCTTTAATATCACTTCTTACCGCACCATACTGAATATCCGTATAGATCTCTTCGCTAATTAAACGATCAACCTGAGACAATACCCAGTTGTCTAAGTTGTATTTCTTTTTATCAGACCGATTTAAGAAAAGTTTTCCATAGTAAGTTGTTAATGCAACACGATCACTGTCGATCTTACGGATAACACGATCTCGACGTTGGCTACGTAAATAAGTTCTCACGCCACCTTGTCTAATCGTACCGTCTTCGTGGACTTTCGGTAATTTCAACCTTACTGTAGAGGGTGATCCTCCAACAGGGGTAAACTGGATTACGTGAGTCTCCGTATCAGAGGCAAGGTTTGAAGTATCTTCGACCTCATAGTTGCTGACTAATACACCAGTCTTTTGCATTGCAACGATATTACGGGCGATATCACGTTTTAAATCTTTCTTAATATAATCACGTTGCATGTTCATGATCGTTGATTTAAGTAAAGACTTATCAGTTACCATTGGGATATCAGGTATTTCTGCATCTTCTTGGTTTAGGGTGATATCTCTTTTCTCATTGATAAACTCACCTAAGGTTTTCCCTTTAACAGGTGATTTCAATGTTTTATACGTCTCGGCTGCTTTTTCCCAGAAATCGTTTTGTTTCTTGGTTAAACCAAGTTCTTCAGTATACTGGGTGACTTGTTTCTTAGCGCCATGATCAACCAATGATGAAACAGGTTTAGCGATGAGCTCCTTCTCAGGGATCTGAGTTTGAATACCCACTAATTGGTTTACTTCAACAGGCGTGTAGTTATCTTTAATTACTGCAGGCTGTTGAACAGGATCAGAATGAGCAGGGCTAAGAGCAGAAGTAGCGGTATTAAGGTCACCGAGGTTAGCTTTGACAATTGTCTGAGCTTCGCTTGGTGTTCCTCCAGCGTGCGGCTGTTGGTTGACGCTAATAACGCTCTTAATTTCTGCTTCTGTTCTTGCTTGCGTAGATTCAGATTGTTTCTCCTCTACGATATCAGGTGGGATCAGAACTGTATCATCACCTTTATCTTCTAGGACTTCCGGATCTTGGAAGTCATCATCTTTTAATGTTTCTTCCGTATTGCTATCATAGATAACTTGGATATCCTTAGTTTCTTTCTCATCGATCTCTAATGGATGTGGAATGAAACTGTTAGCCAGTTTATCCTTCTCAACAATTTTTGCTAAGAAACGGAGGAAACGCTTTTGGAAACGTCTGGCGGTAGATTGAGTGATGTTTAACTCTTCACCTTCGATTAAGTCTTCTGGTGATTCATTATCTTCCTCATCTTCACCTAGTGACTCTTTTCCTGTTACCCATCTATCCAGCAATCCTAAATTAAGTAGGACCACCGTATTGCCATATAAACAGAGTAAATCGATTCGATCTAAATCTTTCTCTTGGATATACTGGGCAAAGAGGGATTGCTTCCTTGTATAAGGATCTAACCATTTCCAGAAATCAAGGAGTGCTAATTTTTCATAACTATCGAAGATCTTAAAGTAAGATCGCTTCATTTCGATAACAGCACGTTTTAATTCTGGTACTTTTGGTAATTGTTCAGGGACATGGAACATCATTAACTGATGACGATTAGTTTGTTTAGTATAATAACTAATCCCATTTAAATATCCCTTATATTTCGCTTCGAACTCAAACAGATGACGTCTTGGGTTATATCTAAACTCAAATCGTCTACCCATCAACGAGTAGTCCACAATCATATTCCATGGTCGTCTTTCTCTGAATGAGAAGAACTTACGTTCATTTCTTGCCCAGAAGATACCAGGGTTCTTTTTGTGGTAGGCTTTAATTGCAAGTCGATAATTAAAGATTTTCTTTTTATAAGGACCTGCAACAGCACCTGCGTAATCTGTATGGTGGAAGGAAACCTGTGCTTTCTTTCTATTCTTAACAAAAGGGGATTCTGGTGAGATACCAAAACTCTCTTTCATGTTAGGATAGAAATAATGCAGGATGGAAAGATCGATCTCTTGTAGATCTGCTACACGATTAACCTTTGGATCTTCCATCTTAACAAAGTAACGGATACCTTGCTGACGATAGACCTGTGGATATCTTGCCTCTAATGACAAGATCAGTTGGTCTTTATCTATATTTTCCATTACTCACCTCGTTTTGAACGGTAACCACGTGGTGGTGCGGTTAAACCTAAAGATGCTCGAGTTACGATATCATTTTCAATATCATAAGCCAGTTTACCAGTTGCACGAATCACGGAGATACGTTTACCAGCATTTCTATTAATCTCTTCTATTGCATCTTTACTGTGGATGAAGTTAGCACTCATTTTGTCCCCATCGAAATCAGCTCCAAGTTCTGGTAAACGAGATCCATGTGGAGACATCGTTTGGAAGAAACTCCCATTTAGAACTGGATATTCAAGTGCAAACTCGCCGGTTGGTTGTCCATCTTCATATTTCTCAAGACGGAACGATGGTGTTGTGGTTTTGACGTAAACATCACCGATATAGGAAGAACCATCTCCTGTTACAGGATAACGCGTCATTTCGACTTTCTTCTCATTAAGCGCTTTATGGCTAATTAAGTATAACCATTCGATATAAGTGATTGGTCTTACTTTATCTTTATCCCATCCATTTGGTAATTCAGTGATATCAGATAAGATTTGATATTTCTGATCATCTTGATAGATCAACCCAAGATAGTGGCCATTGATCATAATCGGTCTTGTTTTGAAACTATCTTTACTGAATGCATCGATAGTCGCCTCATTACCTTCTATTGTTACCCATCTGTCGATTGCGATATCATCTAACTGGACATTAGTTCGAGTTAAACGGGCTGGGTGAACAAGATAAGCATCACCATCTCTTGATGGGAATGAAGTTGTATAAAGACGATCATTTCTCATTAAATAGACAATGTGCGGAATACTTCCTTTTAAACATTGGAACAAACCGATGAGGATAGTATCTACCGTTGGGGCTGAAGGATCACCTAAGATATCTGCACCCATGTCCATGGATGAGATGACGTTACGTGTACCTAAGAAGAGATTACGTGCACCAAAGCGAGATTGTAAGAAACCTTTCTTCCCATCCAATAATGAAAGGAAGTAATCGTAAAGGTCATCAACGATCATCTGCATATTCAGACGAACGTTATTAATCTCAGCACCTTGAAGTGGACTGTTCTCTAAGCTATTGGCAAGACGAAGTAAACGACGATAATAGTCATTAGATTCATCTTCCGTGGTACGGCCATTTTGTGCGACCTGTAGATCACGTAGACCTGCTGGTAATACGAGATGGTTAACTAAGGTTAGCTGACCGCGGTATTTTTCATACGCATCGATCATTTGATTACGTCTTGCTGAAGTATTGCGTTTAAACTTCAGTTCGTTAATATGGGAGATAAAGAAGTGGTAACCTGTATCTGCACCATCATCGCCAAGATCAGCAGGATCAAATTCACCTGTCTTAGGATTCCAAATCGCAAATGCTTCACCACGCCAGATGCTCTCATAGTAACGCTTGAGTTGTCTGATCCAACGTCTTACAGTCGGATGAATCAACTCCGTGTTAAGTTTGATATAGCCAAACGTATAATCACGATTCTGGGAACCTACTTGACCAAATAAGATTTGGCTATAAAGTCCTCCAGGATTGAAATCTTCACTGGTGCCATCATATATCTCCGTCGAGGTAATACGAGGAACACGAGCAAGTCGTTCTTTTGTCGGGATTAATAGTTGGACATCAAAAGGTTTAATGGGTGTTGTCATAACTCACCTTTTATTCCTTTTACATCTAAGTGTTTTTAAATTTTTTAACGTTAAAAAGTTTAGTGTCCGATACTAGTTGCCTAATATGTGGACATAGGTTGCAGGCTATGTTTTCGACATTTTGCCTAAGCAAATACGGTAAAATGTTAACTTATTCGTTATATAAATAAGCCTTAATAAAGGAGTTTTGTTATGGCCAAAAAAGACGATCTTGATTTGGATTTTGGGGATGATGATTTAGATCTGGATAGTTTCGATCTAAGCTTCGAACCGACTGAAAAAGTCAAAGATGATAGAAGCCCTATCGTAAAAGATGCGGCACATGTCGCAGAAGGGGTGAAGAAAGCCGTCTTTAGTGAAAATTCCATGCGACTCTTATTGAAGAATGCAGCACCAAGAGAATTCAGAGATACTGCAGATCTGATTGGTGATACGGTCTATTCTGTTCAGAATGAATATGATAAGACCATGCAAAAGCTTGCACCTTCAATCAAAGAGTTTAAACGAAGTGCAGAGGCATTTCGTCGTACACTTGGTAATGCCATTCCAGAAGGAATGAACAAGTGGTTGGAGAGTAAACTAAAAGAAGAAGGCGGTGGTAGTAAAGGTCCTTCACAAGAAGAGATCATCAACCAAGGAATCGAAAGAACAATCCTTGGTGTATTCCAACAGCAACAACAAGCTGAGGGACAGGCAAGACAAGAACAACAAGTCATGCAAGTCGCTCAAGCGAAAACCCAGACCGATCAATTAAATAGTACTAATCAGGTGGTTAATCAGTTAACTCGATTAGTGAACTATCAGGAAGGGATTAACCTTGGTTGGCAAAAAGAGATGCTTCGTGTTTCTCTACGCCAATACAACGTACAAGCAACCTTATTAAAAGGATTCAGTGAGTTTAGTCAAAACGCACTAAACCAATTACAATCAATCGTTAAGAATACGGCTCTACCTGACTTAGCAAAACAAACTGATAAAGAAGTCTTAAAAGATATTTCATTAAGACGTTTCTTTGGTTGGAGTCAGAATACTCTACGTGATAAATTACGTGGTAATAAGCTAATTGGTAAGACGATCAAACATCTCTCTAATAAAGCCAACGACATGCTTGTTGATCCATTGCAAGAACTGATGGGTGGTTTAACCACTATCATGGATATGCAAGGTCAAGCCATGGAAATGGAACAGGAGATGGCAGCTCTTACAGGTGGTGCGGTTTCTGGTGACCAAAAAGAACTGATACGCCGGCAAATCATGCAAAGTATCGGTGAAGGCATAGGAAGTAAGTTCTTCGGTAGTATGGGGATGCGTCTTGGCACCCTTGCGATGAAGAATAAGACCATCGCTGGTGCAGCTGCGAAAGCAGGTAACGTTAATGAAGCGATTGGTGATATACTAAACAATTTCTATCGTAATGGCATCAAGTCAGGTGAAGATGGTAAACTTGGTATAGTCGGTAAAGGATTAAACTGGTTTAGAGATGCAGCGGATTTAGATCAGATTGTACAGCGTGATACGAAGGTTGGTGCAATCAACTGGCATACTTCCAAGAATCTTCACGACCCAAGAGCTTTCGATAACTATGCGCATAAATCGATTACGGAAATTATTCCGGGTTATTTAGCACGTATTTTACAAAGTAGCGAAGGGATTCGTACAGGTCGCATGCCTGATTTATTACTTTTTAGTAATGAACGTGATACTTTCGTCAGCAGTAGCCGTCATACCAAAGATCTAGCGGATACGTTATTTAAACGTAACAGTGATGTCTTAAACGGTAACCTTGATAACTTTGTTGAAAAACTAGGTGGTAAGGATCTTACTAGTGAAGATAAGATTCAACTTCGTAGAAACTTAGTTGACAGTATCCGTAATGGCGAGGGCATGGATCTTCATCGTTTTATGCGAGACGATGATAAGTTAGTGAAAGGTTTATCTTCACGTGGTCTAAGTCAACTTCGAAATGGCATCAGTAGTCAAGTTAAATTTAACGATAAAGGTAAGATTGCATTAGATGATAAAGAGTCATCTGATAATAACTTATATCTCTATCGTCGATTTGATCGTTTACGTGGTGATATTCCTAACTTCGTTGATCATGTTAAAGATTTAGCTCGCCAAGGTTTAGTTAATACCGATACACTGAAAGCCATGGGTATCGTTGCGAGTGATGGAAAAGATTCACATTCGATTGATACCGATAAACTTTACGATATTCTTCTAAGTGGTGATTATAACCAATACATTAAAGAAGATGTATCTACCCAAGGTGCAATTCCAACTGGTGGATTTAGAAGAAAAACAAAAGGAACAACAAATGAAAGACGCAGTACATCAGCTCCGTATATATCTGGAGTTACTGGTACTAGTAGTCCTATTAGTCCTAATGCTGATTATTTATCTGCCATTCGCGACAATACTCGTCACCTTGAACAAATTGCTCAAGATGTTAGTGCCTTGCGTACGCGCGCTCAAGGCGATCAAACAGCGAATAAGGGCGAAGATACTGAAAGCGTTAGCTGGCAGACTTTAGATGCTTCTATTAATATTCAGACTTCAGCAATCTTGAATAGTCTTGCTCGTATCAATCGAAATATCATTGATATGGGTGTGGGAAGTGGAAGTATCAATGATGATAAAGGTCGTGATATTAATTCTTCTGAGATGACGGATAGTCTTATCAACTGGAAGAAACTAAGACGTTACACCCAAGATGGTCGCGACTTTATTCAGCGTAAAGCCATGGGTCTTTATCAGAAAGCAAAAGATTCCACGAATCGTTTCGTGGGTGCAGTAAGAAGTAAAATATTTAATCCTTTATTTAATAAAGGAAGTGAAGTTAGAGAAAGCGTCTTACTTAAATTCGATTTATATTCACCTGATAATCTTAAAGAGCCATTAGTTAAGGCGCGTGATTTAGCCTTAGGTAAATACTGCGATATCAACGGTAAAGTGATCCGCAGTTTTAGTGAACTCAGAGGTCACCTCTGTAAGATGGGTGAGGACGGTAAACCTATCATCGTTGCAACTGTAGAAGAACTACAAAATGCGGTCGATAAAGCAGGGAATAAATTTGACATCAATAAGATCAAAGGTCTTGGTGCTAATATCCGTTCTTGGATGCATGATAAAATTAACCAGATCTCATCTAACCTTAATATCAGTTCACAGTTAAATCGCACTAAAGATTTTGGTCGCAAAGCTCTTAATCGTATCACTGATGCCTTGGTTAAAGATGTTTACGTTGGAGATGAACGTTCACCACGTATTACCGCTAACCAGTTAATTAATGGTATTTACTTCTGTAACGGAAAACCATTAAGACAAGTTCGTGATATCATTAGTGACGTAGTTGATCACGATGGGAATGTAATCCTCTCGTTATCTGAGATGCGTAATCAAGGTTTATTTGATAAAGATGGTAAACCTTATAAAGATGTCCTTGATAACCTCATCAGTAACGTTATCGCAAAACCATTCAAGTTCGGTAAGCAAATGCTTAAAGGCGGAATTGATTTCCTAGGTTCACTTGGTAACAAATTCAAAAGTTTATTCGGTGGTGTATTTGGTGGTTGGGGTGAAGGTATCACTTTCAATACGAAATGGACGAAACGTATCTATGAATTATTAGTCTGGAAGTTTGGTGGTCAGCCTGATCATCACATGAAAGATATTGCATCCGATAGTATCACCCAAGAGAAATCAGGTGATATCGTTAAAGATGCGAAGAAACGTGCTGAGTCACTGAAGAAACGTTTTGGCAATGCGAAAAACTTTGCTGGTTGGATGGCTGATAAAGCCAGACGAATGGGTGAAGGGTTTAATGTTAAAGGTGGTATTCAGGATTACCTGAAAGAGAAAGCTGAACGAGCTAAAGCTAAGAAAGAAGAACGTGAAAGAGCACGTGCTGAGAAAGCTGAGAAACGTAAATCAAGATTATCTCTAGATGGTCTTAAAGGTTTCGGTACAGGGATCATTGACCGCTTTACAGGTAAACGCCGTAAAGGTTCTTGGATGGACCGTGTTATGCAATACGGTAATAAAGATTCAAGACGCGGTATGATGAGTAAGCTCTTTGGTCGTAAAGGCGCACCGGAAGATGCGAATCAAGGTTTCTTATCGAAACTTGGCATGTTCATTCCGATGATCTTGGCCGCGATTAAAGGTGCACCTGCAGCGATTGGTAGTATCTTACTTAAACCGTTCCAATGGATTGGTGGTGCGTTAAATGGTGTACTGAAAGTCGTGGGTGGTGTTGGTGGCTTTATTAAAGGTGTACTAACAGGTAAAGGTACAGGTATTGGTGCAGCAGCAGGTAAAGTCGTTCATGCAGGTGGTAAACTTGTAGGACGTGCTGGATTAGCTGCTGGTAAGTTTGTAGCCAATAGTGCATTGCGTGCTGGTGCAGCAATCCTTGGTACACCAACAGGCTGGGCATTACTTGGTATTGCAGCAGTAGGTTGGTTCGGGTATAAACTTTGGCAGTACTATCGCGATAACTTCCAAGAGATGGATGAGTATCGTTTAGCGAGCTATGGTATCCACCCTAACAATGATGTTGGTCGTTCTAACATTATCCTTGCTTTTGAGAAAGAGATGGATAAGGAACTCTTAGTTGATCCGCAAACGGGTTATCTCAAAGAGAAAGAAATCGACATGAATAAATGGGCGGCATTCTTCTGGAATGAAGAAGCACAAGGTGCATTAACCCAAGAACAAATGCAAAATGAACAGTTGCCACGTTTTACCATGTGGTATAAAGAACGTTTCTATCCAGTTTATAAACGTCATAAAGAAGCATTATTTGCCATGATGACGCAGGCTGAACATGGAACATGGAGTAACATTAAGCAATGGTTTAAAGGGGATAATGGACGTGAGCTTTATAATCTAGAAGGATTAGAAGATGGTTATAAACCGTCATTCGTTCGCATGTCATTCTTAGACAAGGATAAAAATCCTGGTGTGCCTGATATCTATAGCTATACTTCATTACCATTCAGTGACTATGAAGAAGGCGGTGTCGGTTACGATCAAGTTCGTTATTATGCGGTTCGTGTAACGGAAGCATTCCGTGATGATGAGAAAGACATTGTTGAGGATCTTGATGATAACAAGAAAGATGGAACTGGAAATGGTTTCCTTTATGAAGATCTCTTTGCCAATCGCGATAAACTTATTGCTCAACGTGAACAATATAAAGCGGATGTACAAAGTGGTAATATCACGGTTAATGGTCAGGATAAAGACAATGCGGTTGTAGCGGGTAATGCTGATACTAAGGTAAAAATTAAAGTTGGTGATGGTGCAGAAATTGAAGTGCCATATATCGAAGCAGTTGAACAATACGGATTGAAAGATAACCGTGTAAGTAATCTACAAGCGATGCGTTTCATTGCTTACGGTTTACTTTATAATACAACCGATTACTTTAGTCGTAACCACATGGAAGTTATTCTTGAACTTGAAAAAGAAGTTCGAGAAAACCACATGCGTTCTGAATCTCGTGATGGGGCTCAGGGTAGTGTGACTTGGGCTTCTGGTGAAGATGGACTTAAGAAAGTCTGGTCTTTATTTGCCGTGAAGTTTGGTTATAAAGAACAAGATGAGAACAGCTTTAAGATTTGGGTAGAGTGGTTTAAACATCGTTTCTGTGCAATCTATTTTGGTTTACTTGCAACAGCTTGGAGAGATATTAAAGATTTCCGTGGTAAGAATGCAAAAGACCTTGATAAGATTGCGGTTGCAGATCAGATGCCACTTGCTAATTTCTTAATGAGTAAACCGGTTGTTGACATTATCAAAAATGAATCTGATAAGGTTAACGATACAGGCCGTATCATCTTCGCTGGTGTGGCGATTAATAATAGCCCTGATGCGATGAAAGAGTTCTATGAGAACATCAAAGCAGAGAAAGAATCTAAGCCTTATGAAATGCCTTTATCTGAAGAGAAGAAGAAAGCTCTCCAAGAGAAATGGCAGAAATACATGGCTGATGAAGAGAAACGTCGTGAAGAAGTTAAAGCTGCCTTCCAACAAGATACTGGAAGTAGTCGTGGCCAATATATCGATTCTTCGATTATGGCTGCTGACAATACCGCAGTAAGAAACGATAGTGTTGCAGGTTATACGAACAATGGTGCACCTTTGGAAGATGGTGGTGTTTCTACCCCTTCTTATGCGGATATGGCAGGTACTTACCAAGATAGTGGTTATAAACCACCCTCAGCGTCTCAACAAGAGATCATCGATGAGTACATTAAACTAGCTCGTGCAGATGGTATTGATGATAACCACATCGCCATGTACTTAGGTATGATGGAAGCAGAGTCTCAACTCAAACCTCAGTCTGAAAACATGAAGTACTCTACGGAGAACTTGTTGAAGATCAAACGAGGTGCGGAAGGTTGGCAAGGTTACGTCTCAGTACGTAATAAACTGGCTGGTATGACTGATGCGCAAATCGCAGCGATTGAGAAAGATCCTAACCGTCAGCAAATCCTAGGTAACTTATTCTACGGTGGTAGAATGGGTAATGGACCAACTGAAGGTTACATGTATCGTGGTCGTGGATTGGTTCAGATTACGGGTAAAGACAACTACGTCAAATATGCGAAACTTGCAGGTCACCCTGAAGTGATTGCAAACCCTGATTTAATGAATGATCCGAAGATTGCTGTTGCGGTAGCACACGCTTATGCTAAAGACCGTGGATTGTATCGAAAAGATTTCAATGGCATGGTTGCTGGTATCGTAGGTAGTACGAAGATCGGTGAAGGCATGGGTAAACGGATGTCAGCCTATAAGAAACATCTTGCTAATATGAGTAAGTATGGTCAAGGTGCTGGCATCACAGGTAATACTTCTGAAGACGGAACAATTACTATCAATAAAGGTGATACTGGTGCAACAGTAACCAATAATGTTCCTGGTATCGCAGGTGCACAAACCGGTGCAAATATTGCAAGTTCAGTATTGAATATGCAAATCCCTGCTGTTGGTACGAAAACTGCTTCAGCTAACTTCAATCCAGCTCAGTATGAAGATAGTATCTTAGGTGGTAAAGTCTTTAACCCTGCTCAGTATGAGAATGTAAACAGTACAGGTGGTAATGGTCAAACTTATGCACCATTACAAACTCAACCTGGACAAACTCAACAAATTAACCAAGCGATCCCAACTTCATTAGGTGGTCCGGTTAATAGTACGAGTGTTTCTCCTGCTGAATATAAATGGATTCAAATTGCAAGTAAAGAGATCGGTGTGAAAGAACAATCTGGTTCTGCTCATAACCCACGTATTCTTGAATACTTTGCAACTTGCAATATGAAAGGGGTAACCGATGAATTGCCTTGGTGTAGTGCGTTTGCTAACTGGGTTATTACTCAAGCAGGTATGCGTGGTACGAATAGTGCTTCATCTCAATCTTGGTTAGATTGGAAAGGTGGTCAACGTTTCAATAAACCGGTATATGGTGCGCTCGTTGTATTCAAATGGAAAACAGGCGGCGGTCACGTTGGTTTCGTAGTAGGGATGAAATCAGGTAAGTTAGCGGTACTTGGTGGTAACCAAGGTAACATGGTTAAAGTATCAGGATTCCCAACTAATGACGTGGTAGGTTATATCTTACCGACGGGCGTTCAACCTGTTTATGATATTCCTGAATATAAAGGGGATATGAATGTTTATAACAATGGAAATGATGCTCGTGCCGATACACGTGGCCCAAGCGTTGAGAAAGGTGGTAATAGTAGTGAATCTGCTTTAGCGGCTGTAACAGGTCAAGGTAGTACACAACTCGCACCAGCAAATCCTGCTGCGGATGTCGCACAACAATTAGGTAATGATACTTCTACAATACCAAGCATGGGAAGTAGTATCGCACCTGAGCTAAATGCGTTACGTTCACAAATAGGTACACCTAATACTACAGGTACTTCAGTACCTCCAGTAGATGGTAGTATGGCGACTGGTGATAGTACAGCTCAACCAACTGGAACAGATACGTTCAATATGGCGCCTACATCAAGCGCTCCTGCGATTTCAAGTCCATCTGATAATATTGTAAGTAGTCTTAAACAAGCCTTCGTAGAGGGCTCTGTAGAAGGCAATAAACTCATGACAGATCTACTCAAACAACAAGTAGAACTTCAGGGTATCAACAACGATACGTTAGTTCAGGTGTTACAAGCGATCCAAGCGAATGGTGGTGCTGTAAGTGGTGATAGTAATATGACACCAAGACAGCGTGAGGAAGCTGAACGTAGTCAGAATTCTCCTGCTAATCCAAAGCAAAAGATGACTGAGAACATGACAACAGGTCCTGTCCGTACTTCAGTAAAAGCTTAAGCTTATTAATTTAAAATGATGAGGCTACTTCG